CGACCTGCGCGGTGCCAACCTGCGCGGTGCCAACCTGTGCGATGCCGACCTGCGCGGTGCCAAAGGATGTTATCTATCATGCCCGACCGAGGGTAGTTTCATCGGTTGGGAAAAAGCCTCTGGGCATATCGTAAAATTACGAATTCCGGAAGATGCACGGCGCAGTTCGGCAACGGGACACAAATGCCGTTGCGATAAAGCATACGTCATGGAGATTCAGAACATGGACGGCACCAAGGCAACTGAGGATACCGTTCGTTCCGACCATGACAAAAACTTCGTCTACACTGTCGGTGCTACTGTGGAAGTTCCGGATTTCGACGATAACAGGTGGAGCGAATGTGCACCGGGTATTCATTTCTTCATCGATCGCAGAGCAGCGGTGGAGTACCAATGACGCACGGTTCTCTATTCAGCGGCATCGGCGGCTTCGACTTAGCGGCTGCGTGGGCCGGCTGGACGAACGTCTTCAACTGCGAGATCGACCCGTTCTGCCGGCGCGTATTGAAGTATCATTTTCCCGAATCGGAACAATATGAAGACATACGAACAACAGACTTTACCGTTTGGCGCGACTGCATCGACGTGCTCACCGGCGGTTTCCCGTGCCAGCCGTTCAGCCTCGCGGGCAAACGCAAGGGTACGGCCGACGACCGCTACCTCTGGCCCGCAATGCTCGGAGTTGTTCGGACTGTTCGACCGCGCTGGGTCGTGGGCGAGAACGTTCTCGGAATCGTTAATTGGTCGCAGGGAATGGTTTTCGAGCAGGTGTGCGCTGATTTGGAAGCGGCAGGATACGAGGTGCAAGCGTACCTTATACCAGCTGCGGGCGTCGGTGCTCCCCATCTGCGATACAGAACATGGTTTGTTGCCCACCGTGGTGAAGCAAGGGCTGAAAGTTCATGGCAAGAGCGGTTCGGAGCCATTGCCGCCGGCTCTACTGCCGACACCGGTCGCGTCGGATTGCGGGAGCGGGCGTGTGAACAGGAGCTTGTCGAAGGGTGCATCCGAGCGGCCGACGCTCGCGCTTGCAGCGCGGATGGGGCTGTTGTCGATGCCGACGGCCTGCGATGCGAAAAACAATTCGTTTCCTCTCAGTCATGCGAAGCGGAAGAGCGGAGCCGTCCACGACGTCATGATTTCGCATCCGTCCCGAACTGGGAAGGGTTCCCGACTGAGTCCCCGATATGTGGCCCAGATGATGGGCTTTCCGCCGGACTGGACGGAATTACCTTTCCGGCATGGTGCCGCGAGTCGATCAAAGCCTACGGCAACGCCATAGTCCCGCAGGTGGCGCTGCGGATTTTCGAAACGATAAATGAATACGATAAATTATGAAAACGGTAACATTGGGAATCAGATGGAGTGAATTATTCGGTGAGCATAAAGGAGATATGTCCGATAAAATGCGCCGTTTGCGCTGGGAAACATGGAAACAGTTGAGCCGAGATCACGGTCGTTTTGAAAGCATTGCCTGGTGGAGTACTCCCGAGGAACTTTGCTTTAATTTGTGAACATTGCGACGGTGACTGGTGTAGATTTCAGTCGCTTCCTTGCACCGTAAACCCGATAACGACATTCTCGAATAACGAAATCGGCTTGGCTTGTATGGGTGTAGGTTATCGCAATAAACAACTACAATTTGAATTCATATGAAAACGTGTCCTCAAAAACGGTTGGCCCGCTGATGCAATCATCGGGCGATTTTCAAGAGTGTGGAATTCAAAAACTATAAAGGATGAGAAAAATCATGTTCAACGACCGCTACGGCTTGACGCAGGCGGTCATCGAGGGTCGAAAGACCATGGCGATGATGCTGATTAATATCAAGTCCACCTCCGACGTACAGGTACGAATTTTTGCAGGATACGTCCAAATCATCGGGCGTAGTGGCGATGTATGTGCTGAGAAAAAGCTGTCCTACAAGGTCGGCGAGGTCGTGGCCGTGGCGCAGAGATATCAAGATATTTTCGACTACTCCAACTGTGTCAATCCGTATGCTTGGGAAGATGATGATAAACCATCTGGTTGGACGAACAAGATGCTTACTAAGGCCGAGTTGATGCCCCATCAAATCCGCATCACCGGAATCAAGTGCGAGCGGTTGCAGGATATTTCGGACGCGGAGTGTATGAAAGAGGGAGTAGTAGGCGGGATAATTGGGTATTATGTTCCAGGCATAAAATGCAAGGATTGGAGCAAAGAATCGTATGTAGATACCGAGGACGGCAGAACTTGGAAATTATTCCCTACTCCCCGCGAAGCCTTCGCTTCGCTGATTGACAAGGTGTCGGGACGGGGAGCGTGGGCGCGCAATCCGTGGGTCGTGGCTTATGAGTTCGAATTGGTGAAATAGGAAGGATATGAGATTTTTTAGAATATGTATAGAGAAGTGCGAATGTACTGATGGACGACGCATTATAGCAAGAAGGCGATATTTGGAGGTGTACTTGTTCGGCCGATGGTTCGAACTGTTCAAAAAGATAGGGAAGTGCAGAGGATGCAATCTGCTACTTTAAGAAATAGCGAGATTCTGGCAAAATCTCGAAATAATTACAAAAAAATTGGAGACTATGAGAGAAATTAAATTCAGAGGCAAGCGCCTTGACAATGGGGAATGGGAGAGCGGAGACCTGCTCGAAAATCAAGGTCGGAACTTCATTTACCACGCAACGAGTGAGAGCACAATTGAGGATAACGATGACGGGCGCATCGTCGTTGTTGCGGTAGAAGTTGATCCCGCTACCGTCGGGCAGTACACCGGATTGAAAGACAAGAACGGCAGTGATATATGGGAGGGGGATATAGTGATGGTGGGAAGCCGAGATGAAGAGTATGATAACTTATTGGTAGGATTGCCTTTCTTAATCATGTTCAGCTATGGGGGATTTTGCATTGCCGAAGATGAAGAATCCCCGTGGGGGTCGATAAGTAACTTAGATATTTTAGAAGTGATTGGCAACATCCACGACAACCCCGAATTGCTGAAAGGAGGTGAGCGATGAAATATCAATTCAACGAGCAGGAACTTTTATCCTTGTTCTACGATAAGGAAAACGATATGCGGCCGAATATAGCCGCCCCGTACCTCAAAAACGGGTATGTATGCGCTACCGAAGCTCATATCCTGATCCGAATCAAAGCAGAAATGCTGAACGGGGAATACAATGAAATCGAGAGCTTAAACATCGACTTTCCGGCCGATAATTGCAATTTCATCATCGGCCTGCAAGACATCAAAACTGCGATTGCAAGCATTCCCAAAATCGAGGAAGAGGAAGAGATCGGCAAGAATATAAAATGCGAGGAATGCAACGGAGAAGGTGAAGTCGAATGGGAATATCGAGATAGCGACGGGCATTACCATTATGAATATCACGATTGTCCCAAATGCTACGGCGATGGATGTACATCGCATGTAACATACAAAAAAGACGGGACGGATGATCCCCGATGGGGATTGCCCGATCCGAATCAGACGTATCGTTATCAAAGCCAAGTTCCTCGAAATACTGGGGAAAGCGATGGAAATCATCGGAGTAGATGAAGTCCGATGCGTTCATCAAGATACTGCGAAACCTTGCATCTTCCGGGTCGATGATAATATCGAGATTATCATTATGCCTTACTTGGGTGATGCCGTTTATCATATTGAGGGGAGGGACGCCGAATGGAACTGACGAAAAGCGAAGAGTGGATAATATCCTACCTGAAAGGTAAAGACTATGTGTCGCCGTCGGTAATCGGCAAGACACATTCCCAAGCCTTTGGGTTTAGTGAGACACACCACAGCAGTTGGGCTTCGCCTATCTGTTTGCGGCTGGTGAAAAAGGGGTTGTTGCTGCGCAATGATAAGGGGCACTATAAACTGAACGAAATATGAAAACGATTAAAGAACGGGCAAAATCATACGCGCGAAAAGTATGGTGCGGTGGGGTCAGAGACTTTGTCAACCACAAGAAAGCAACTGAATTGGATTTCATCGCCGGTGCACAATCCGAGCGGGAAGAATTGACCCGGTGGCACAATCCGAAGGATTCACCCGAGCGTGGCAAGGACGTGTTATTGAAAATACAACTTGTTGGGAATGACGAACCGATGTATTCCGTTGGATATTGGTATGACTCTTATTTCAGCAATACGTTCGCGCCTCACAGTGAAGTTATCGGCTGGCGGCCGATTTACGAAAACGAATAGAACGATGGACATCTTGATCCCACACGACGGCGAGACGAACGATAAGATCGCCAAAGCGCAGATCGAGGCCGTCGAACGAAAGCAGAACGAATACAAACTGATCGGGCAACTGGTTCGGGTGCCCGGTCATACCCTCTATAAATTCAATACGGTTACGCGGACAGCGTCGAGAGCGGAAGTGGAGGTGTCGGCCGATTCGTGGCTGAATCCTGAGAACATGAAGGTCGAGAGCGACCGCAAATCGCGTGTCAAGGTCGAAAAGGACTGTTACTATGAGCAGGCATTGAACATGAAGAACTTTATCAAGCGCCTGCGCCGGCGGGGTATCGTCGGAATGGGCGAGGTGGTGAAACTCGAAAGGTAGAGGAAATGATAAAATACAGACGAACAGATAAAATAGGCGGGGATGAGACCGCGCCTTATGATGTAATATTCGATCGAGAATATACCGTTAGGGAATTCATCGAGTACATATTGACTCGTAATGAGTGGGGAAATATCCGGTTTATAGGCGGATCGAGTTATGGCTATCGTCAAAATCAGCTTTTATATCCGATTCCAGATAGATATATGGAAACGCGCATCGCGTCTGTTAAAGCTGCTGGCGGTTGGTCAAATATGGATTATTTGATAGAGATGGAAAAATAGAAAAAGAGGCGATCCCGAAAGATCACCCCTCACCCAAGAACAAAGGTAGTAATTAATTCGGGATTTGCAATGAACCATTTTATCTCAATTCAGGCCGCAGCCGATGAGTACGGCATTTCGACACGTTGGATATGGAAATCGATTCGAGTGGATCGGACACTCGGCGCAGTCGTCCGCAACGGGCGGGTCTATCTGCGCCGCGTACAGTGGGAGGCATTTGTCGAACGGCATCCCCGACTGATCGAAGAGTGGCATGATTTACATGCACACCTACAATACCGCTATATCGGGCAATGAAAAAGAGCGAAAAGTTGAAAGAATCGTCTCCCCGATAGGCGATCTTTGCATATATGGGCAAGCTCACGATCAAACAGGAAAAGTTTTGCAATAAGTACCTCGAATGCGGTAATGCGTCCGAGGCATATCGCTATGCTTACAGATGTTCGAACATGAGCGATAACACGGTATGGAATAATGCCTATCTGCTATTACAAAACAGCGAGGTTGCAGCGAGGATCGAATATCTGAAAACTCACCTTGCCGAGGCTGCGGGCATCTCGGCCTTGCAGATCATCCGCGAGCACCAGAAGATCGCCTTTTCGGATGCGACCCGCATTCGTAACGGCTGGATGTCGCTTAAAGAGTTCGAGTCGCTCACGGACGATGAGAAGGCATGTATAAAGTCGATCAATACCAAACAGGTCAAACGGATCGCTTCGAATGGCGATGAGATTGTCGAGGAGTTCGTGAAGATCGAGTGCTACGACAAGCAGAAGAGTCTCGACAGCATCATGAACATGTTGGGTTACGCAGCGCCGAAGGAGGTGAAACTATCCGGAAAGATAGAAAATCCTGCCGTCGCTCCCGTCGTCATTCAAATAGACGCGGAGGATGCGTTGTCGATCGAAAAAACACCGCCTGCCGATGCATCGTCTGCCTGACATCCGCACCTATCGGGGGAAAGTGTATCGTTACCTCATGTATCGGTACATGCAGTACAGGGAACAGGATGCGGTGTTGAAGATTTTTAATGAAGGGTCGAGCCGTTCGGGGAAGACCTACGATGCCTTCGATTTTCTGTACGACATCTGTACGCTCGCACTATCCCCGCTCAATATCTTCGTATATCGAAATACGTTGCAGGCCTGCAAGGAGATCACCCTTGCCGATTTCCGCAAGAAACTGACCCTGCGCGGCGTCTACGATCCCGATGCGATGCGCAGCGAGAATCAACATCCCGACTACTATATCAACAACTCCGTGATCCATTTCCGCGGATTGGACAGAATGGATAGCCGTGAAGGATACGATTGCGACATCATCTACATCAACGAGATGCTGGACGACATCTCGAAGCAGCAGTACAAAAATATCACGATGCGCTGCACGACGATGGTCATCGGCGACTGGAATCCCAAATATACCGAACATTGGGCCTTCGAACTGGAAGGGCAGCCGCACACCTATTTTACGCACACGACATACAAAGACAATCCGTTCTGCCCGCCTGGGGTCATACGAGAGATCGAATCCTATGAACCTACACCGGCGAACATTGCTGCGGGCACGGCCGACGAGTGGCGATGGAAAGTCTATGGATTGGGAATCCGTGCAGCGAAAGAGGGTCTTGTCTATCCGAATATCGACTGGATCGATGAATTTCCGTCCGACCTGGAAAGGGTCGTGTTCGGCCTTGACTTCGGATTTACGAACGATCCTACGGCGCTCGTCCGTCTGGGGCTTCGGGGGCTTGATCTATACATGAAGGAAGAGTTTTATGCACCCTGCTCCGATCCGGCCTTGCTCTACGATGCGATCGAGGGGGTGGTCGGGCGGATGCCCATATTCGCCGACTCGGCGGACAAATACGCTAAAAATCCCGAATCGATGGTCGACGGCCTGCTGCTGCGCGGGCTCAGCGTGGTGAAGGCGAAGAAATATGCCGGTTCCGTAACGGACGGAATTCACATGGTCAAATCGTTCCGCCTCCATATCGTCCGCAGCCGTAATTTCCAAACCGAGGCCAATTCCTATGTGTGGGATTCGGTGAACGGCATTACGATCAACCAGCCGATCGACAAATTCAATCACTTGTGGGATGCGGCCCGATACGCTGTAATGGAGTATCTCTATTGGGTCTGCAACCGCCGAAAATGAAAAAACAGCGAAAAGTTCGGAGAACCCTCTTTTATCGCCCTTACATTTGCTTCAAAGGCTATGTGCAATGAGATTCAGCTTGAAGTGGCGAAGTAAGAGTCAGGACTTGACGACGAAATCGGAGTGCGGAACTCCGACAGCGGAGGAACAGCGGTTCGTCTCTGTGCGCGATTTTCTCTCGGCAATGGGATTGGGCAGCGGTAGTACGATCGACTGCGACACCGTTGCCGGACAGACTATCGCTTACGCTCGGTGCAGCGCGTTGTTTTCGGTCGTGACCAAGAAATCCGCGGCAATTCGCAACGCCCGCTGGTGGGCTGTCGATCCGTCGGACGACGCTCGCCAGGTCGCAGGTCGCACGGAGGAACTGAACAGGTGGAAGCATCCGAATGACTTTCAAACGATCGAAGATTTCACGGCGATGATCGAAGCCTTCAAGGATATTTACGGAAAAGCCTATATTCTTCGCTGGGAGCCGGTCGGTGTGCCCACGGCCTACGAACTCTACGTGATTCCGAATCCGCTTGTTCAGGAGGTGACGACCTCCGAATTCACCGGTTTCCGGCCCGATCCGCAGATCGATTATTATATGGTTTCGATCAACGATTATCAAATTCGTGTCGATCGGGATCAAATGTTCGTCGTGCGGGATTCGGCCTATAATCCGAATATCTTCGGAGCATCGCAGTCGCGTCTGTCAGCCTTGCAGAACGCCGTCAATCCTTTCGTGTCGTCATTCGAGGCGCAGAACGAACTCATCATCAACAGAGGGGCATTGGGTATCATCTCGTTGAACAGCGAGGATTTCCGGACATCCGTGTTGCCGGAGAACAAGGAGGATCGGGAGCAGGCACAAGCGGCCCTGCGGCGATACGGCGTGATGAAGGGCCAATATAAGTACATCGTGACCGGATTGAAGGCCGCTTTCGTGCAGATTTCGGCCAACATGAAGGACATGAATCTCACGGAGGTACAGCGCAATGCCAAGAAGGAGATCGCCGATGCCTATCAAGTGCCGTATGTACTGATCGACACCGAAGGTACGACCTATGCGAATCTTACGGCGGCCGAGGTCAAATTGTACAACGATGCGATCAAACCGGATGCAGAGCGAATATCGGAGGTATTGAACGCGGCGCACGGGTTCGACGGATTCCGCATCGTTCCCTATTTCGATCACCTGTCGATCTTCCAGGAAGCGAAGCGGCTGTATGCCGACTCGCTGACGGCGGCCGTGACGGCTGCCAGCAACGCGATCGCCTCCGGTCTCATTACCGAGCAACAGGGGAAAAACATCATTGCAAACATTCTGGAATAATGAACAAACTACTGTATAAAAAAGTCATGAGCCGCGGCGGGGCTTTCAAGCAAGCGCCGATATTGAAGGCCGATGTCGTGGACGAGGAGAAACACATCATCCTCGTGAAGTTCTGTTCGTTCGGAACGGTCGATTCGGACGGCGACATGCTGATGAAGGGCTGCATCAGCAAGAGTATTCAGGAGCGCGGGCCGGCGTCTGCGACGAACCGGAAGATACAATTCCTGTGGCAGCACGAGACGAAGAACCCGATCGGCCGCATCCTGTCGATCGAGGAGAAGGACGACGGCGGATACGCCACGGTGCAGCTCTCGGATTTCGATGCCGTGCCGGACGCTCGCCGCGCATGGGTGCAGATGCACGAAGGGGTGCTCAACCAGTTCTCGATAGGCTATCGGTATGTATGGGACAAATGCGATTACGATCCCGACCTCGACTGCCTGATCGTGAAGGAGATTATTCTGCACGAGATTTCGGTCGTCACCTTCGGCGCCAACGAGCACACGGAGTATATCGGCGACATGAAAGCCTTGGACGACATGGAACGATATGTCAAGGCATTACGGGAGACCGCGCCCGATGAATACGAAAAAGTACACAGCAGAATACTGTCGATGTTCAAAGCCGAGCCGGCCCCCGCGCCACTCACTTCACGCAGTTCGGTATTCGAAAAATTAGGTCAAATCAAAAACTGAAAAACATGGCATTCAAATTCAAGAAATTCGAACTGCCCGACAGCGGGGAGTTCTCGGATGTGGATCGCAAGGGCATGGAATTGCTCGGCAAGCACATCAACGACCAGCTCGAAATGCTGGCCGAGGGGATCAAATCGGAGGAAGAGATCGTCGAGTCGGTAAAATCGTCGCTCGGGAAACTGGGCGTGTCGGCCGAGAAGATCGAGGAGATCGAGAAGGCTCTCAAGGAGCAGGGGAGCGAGATTCGCCGTTCGATGAGCGGCAGCGCCGGCAAGGGCCGCACGATCCGCGAGCAGATCAAGGCGTTCCTTTCGAGCGACGAGGCGAAACGCGCTTTCGCGGAGAAACGCAATACGGCGCTCGAACTGGAGATCAAAGCGGCGGCTACGACGATCACCGTGGCGGCCAATACCGCGGCGGTTGCAGCGCTCAACACCGAAGTAGACCGCACGATTCATTACGCGCCGAGCGAAGACACGCGCGTCGTAGAACGGTTGTTCAAGGGCTCGACCAACTCGCCCAATATCACGTGGGTGGATCGCAAGCCCGGCAACGGCGCTCCTGCATTCATCGCCGAGGGGGCCTTGAAGCCCGCTATGGACTGGTCGTATGCCCCTGAGACGTCGACGGCGAAGAAAGTGGCCGTATCGGCCAAAATCTCCTACGAGATGCGCGACGATTTCGACTATATGCAGTCGGAGATCGACAACATGCTGCGCACGTCGCTCGTTCAGGAACGCACGAAACAGCTGCTCACCGGTGACGGCACGGGCGTGAATCTCAAAGGCATCTTTACGGCTGCTGCCACCTATACGGCCACCGCGCTCGACGGGACGGTCGAAATGGCGAACAAGGCCGATGCGATCCGCGCAGCGATCCTCCAGATGCGGAACCTGAACTTCTATCCCGACGTGGTGATGCTCAACCCTTCGGATCGGGCCTCCATCGACCTGACGAAGGATTCGACGGGTCACTACATCTCGGACGAGCTGTTCCGGCTCATCCGCGGGGTGGAGATCGTGGAATCGACCTACGTCAAGGCCGGCGATTTCCTCGTTGCCGATACGAGCAAATGGAACGTTCGCCCGTACAAAGGCATTCGCGTCGAATTCGGGTGGGTCGACGACGACTTCCAGAAGAATCTCTTCACGGTCATCTGCGAGGAGCGTCTGCACTCGTACTTCGCATCGGTCGATCAGGGGGCGTTCGTCAAAGGCGCGTTTGCGACCATTATCGCCGCCTTGCAGAAACCGGCTGCCGAGTCTTTGGAGGTGGCAGCCTAAGTCAAACATGTTAAACGAAAAAGAATATGGCAACGAAAGAAGAAAAGACCAATGTGGACTTCAACGATCGCGTGACGGTCTACGGAACCGGCGGCCCCGGCAATACGCTGGAGAAGGACAAAGCCTATAAGGTGCATCCCGTACATGCCAAGACGCTCATCAAGTTGGGCCGCGCCACCGAGAAACGGTGAAGTAATTTCAGGACGCAGGGGTTTGATCGCCCCTGCGCCCGCTAAATACATTTCCCATGATTATCGACAACACCTATTTCGAGAAGGATCCGATCTACATCTCCGGCATCGCCAATCGGAAGGACGACAAGCCGACGGCGCTCGCTCAGACACTCATCGATTCGGCGAACTCCTACATCGCCATTTACGAGCCGAGATTCCTCCGCAATCTGCTGGGTGAGGCACTGGCAGAGACGGCGGAGGGGAATCCGCAGATCGTTGCGCTGCTCAGAAACGAAGCGGTCAAGACCTCGCCCATTGCGAACTATGTCTATTTCTACTGGCTGCGCACGCATACTACGGTCGGCACACCGGCCGGCGAGAAGGTGCAGCGTGGGGAATATTCGGACGAAGCGAGTCCGCGCATCCGTGCCATAGAGGTTTGGAACGATATGGTGCGCCAATGCTGCGTCCTGCGGCCGAAGCTCGTCGAACTGGGGGCCGTGCCGGACTATTGTTCGGCAATTTTCGAACCCGCAAACTTATTCGGATTATGATCGTCAAATCGACCGATACCGTTCGGGACATCATCATCGGCAGGGCGGCATTGTTCAACCTCGAAAGCCGTCGGTTTGCAGAAGAGATCAAGAGACGGGCGGAACCGGAATGCTGCGTACTGCATCGGCGGTGGCTGCCGGACAGGCGCATTGCGGCCCGCGATCCGAAGCACATGACGATGCGCGATCTGGCGGTGCTGAACGAGACGAATCGCTCCACCGATTACTTCGTCAACGTGTTGTCGCAAATGCTCGGCATCCCGAAAGAGAAGGTCGCGGATTTGCGGTTCATCCGTGCGTACCGCTACTTTCTGCACTGCATGGACACGCTCGCGGCCATCTCGAAGAGATTCGCCGATCTGAAAATCGAACCGACCGACGAGGAGCGGCAGGCGCAGATCGACCGCCCCGACCGAGGCATCGCCGCCGTGGTGCGCAAGTACGTGCAGATCATGAACGGCGCCGTATCGCCCGCGTCGGTCTACGGCATGGAGTGGAGCGTCGTCTACGAAGCCTTCGAGTCGACGACGAACGACGTGATCGAGCAGCGCAATCTCAGCAGGATACAAACCTCTAAAATCAAAAGAAGATGACCGACAACAAGGAATACGAGTACAGGGTCGTCGGGCAGACGCCGCCGGCCCGCCGTATCGTGGGAGTGAAGATAAACTCGCTGAACGACCATATCGACAAGGCCGCCGGGGCGTGCGGCTTCGGTTCGTATATCTATGCCCGCCTTAAAGAGACGAACTACATCCTGGGGACGATCACGGAGTATCCGGTCGTCGTGCGGCAATTCTTCGAGACGATCACGCCGACGGATCTCGATGGCGTCTACAAGCGCGCCTCGAAGTTCCTCTTCTGCGGCGACCTCGGCGAAGCGGAACCCGATACCGCGACGCAGGTCATGCCGATCGTCGAGGAGATGATCGACCGCTCGGCGGAGTTTTTCGAGGCATTGCGGGATCGGGGAGTCGAGGTGCAGGTCACGAAGATCACCCCGTTCGCCGCCCGATTCGATCAGCTGGTCTGCGGAGTCGAATGCGAGGCGACGATGACCTATTCGACCTGCAACAATGGATAGGATCGACAAGATACTGCGCTATTTCGATCCGCAGCGATTCATCGAGGTGTGCGAAGCGCGGTTCGATACGCTGCGCACGCAGGTCGTGGCGAATCTGCAAACGAAGACGGGCAGCAGCGGAAAGCGGGTCAACAGCCTCGGCGTGCCGGAATGGGCCACGGGCGCGACGGCGGCATCGCTCCAAACGCAGGTCGAACAGAACGACGACGGTTTCGAAGCGGCGTTCGTCGGCCGGCAGGGGATCGCCGGCGTCGATGAGGGGTATTCTGCGGGCGATGTGCAGGCGCAATACGCCTCCTTCGATGCCTTTCTCCTTGCGATCGAACGATGGGCGCAGGCCAAAGAGGGGCTCTACGGCATCGAGGAGATCGACGCCTACGCCGTGGCGGCGAACGTATGGAGCAAGGGCACGGTGCTCTACCGCGAGGGCGGCGGTACGGAGATTCTGTTCGACCTGTTGCAGCCGGCCGTGGACGACATCGACCGGCAACTCTCCGAGCAGCTCGACCGCAGCGTGTTTACGATGTTGAATGAAACAATCAGTGATTATGCCTAAATATAGATTAACACCCGCCATTTCGCTGGCGAGAAACTACAATACGGTCGGAGTCAGCGAAGCGCCGACATACAATGCGGCCGTTGTCAAAGTCGGCGGCTATACGTTGGTGCGTTCGATCATCAACGGTTCGGCCGTATTCCCGATGGACGATCTGTTCGAAATCATCGCACAGGACGGGAATGCGCAAACGACGATCAGCCTCGAAGTAGACGGGCAGGCGATCGCCTCGTCGCCGCTCTATCTGCTCAAAGGGGCGTCGGTGCGTGCGATGACGAACAATGCGCAGGCCGATACCCCGATCAGCTGGCCCCAGCCGTCGAAGATCGTGGTCTTTCCGGCGTTCGATTACAGCGAGCAGATCCTCGTCAACTCCTATACGGGCGCCATGCAGGACTTCGCTTTCACCGATGCCGACAGCGGCCGGCGGGAGGTCTATTCGCGTGTCGATCCCGTGTTCTCCCTTCCGATGACCTTCTTCCGCGAATTCGGAGGCGGCGAGCGGCAGTTGATCGTCTCGACGGGCGGCACGACCGGCGCCGTGAAGAGCGCGCGTCTGACGGTCGTGGTGAATCCTTGCGACAGCGGATCGTTCGTGCGCTGGCGCGATGCAACGGGATTGATGCGTTACTTTCTCTGGCATCCGACCGAGCGCGTCGACGACGTATCCGAAGACGAGACCTTCGAAACGCTCTCCGAGAAACTGACACCCGAACGCCACCGCACGATCACGGCGACCACGACCCATACGCTCCATAGCGGACTGGTCGACCGTGAACTGTTCGACCTGTGCGCATCGATTCTCTCCGGACGGGAGGTGCAGCTGTACGACGCCCGGCGGAAGGTGTGGATCGACGCCTATGTCGAAGACGGCGACATCTCGCGGACGAATGCCTGCATGCAGGACTGCGTGGTAGAACTTTCGATAAAGCACTTGACGCTATGACGAAGGAGCTCTACATAAACGGTCAGTTGTGCGATCTGGAAGATACGCCGTCGCTGATCTTCCAGTCGCCGGTCTTCAACGATCTCGACGTGATCCAGAGCAACCGCAGCGCGGAGATCAATCTGCCGCTGACGCCCCGCAACCGCAAGGCCTTCGGTCTGATCGACCGCATCGACATCTTGGACGATTCGGCGGTATACGGGAAGCATTCGGCAGCGTACTACCTCGGCGGCTTTCCGGTCTTCACGCGGGGGTATGCGATGGTTACGGACGTAACCGACACGATCAACATCACACTCGTGTGGGGCAACATCGACAACTTCCAGCCGTTGTTCGACGCTTCGCTGCGCGATCTGCGCGAGCAGATCATCGAGGTGGCGGGAGCGGATTATGTCGAGTGGAACGAAGATACAAGCTATTTACTTAGGAATAGCCCGATTTCTCCGTATACCGGTTTTATCGCAGTTGATTTCGGCGCATCGCTTATCGAATATGCAAAAGACTCTTCCGGTAATTGGTACATACCCGGAGAAAGCCGCCAATACTGGAAATATACGCATCCGTCTATCTACGTGGAAGCCGTATTAAACGCAATAGAACGGTACCACGGAATTATAATAGAAGACAAAACTGCACTAAGTCGAATAGACGGTCATGATTTGTTAATTCCGCTCGTGTCGAAAAACTCAGGGCCGGATAGCTGGTACTCGGATCGGTTCGAGGCAAGTTCCGCCTATTTTACAAATAGCGATGATGGATATTATCCGCTGTTTTATCAAAAGGATAATACGGTATGGGATAAGAGAGGGATTGTTGTCGAAGATGTAATAAATAAGGGCTTGCCTTCGGAGGTGAAAGAATATAAAGAGTTCTATATTGCCAATACGAAAGTAGTAGACGTGTCTATACTTAGTTATGACGGGAAGCCTATTGTTTTTAACGGACATCGACAGGATGCGACGAAACCGGTCGAATTGCGTCTTGCCGGCCGCAAAACAGATGGCACAGAGCAGGTGTTGCTGTCAGTTTATGATTCGGGAAGCGGAATAGGTAACGGAGTTGTTTTCGCCTTGTCGGATATATTCAACAAGGAAGAAGTCGACGTCGAGGAATACAATGTGATCTGGTGGAGTTTGGAAAATTTCGTTACGAACGGTGGCGATCAAACTCTCGTTTCGGCCCGGTTCATCATTACGCCCCATTTCGACGATATATCGTTTCCCTCTCCGTTTCCGATTGCCGAGAACCTGCCGGATATGACGCACGCGGAGTTCCTGTCGGCATTGATGACAATGGCCGGACTTTTCGCCTATCCGGACAGTTCGGATAGCAATACGATCCGCATGATGTCGCCCGATCAGTTCTATAATTCGACGGAGACGATCGACTACGATTACCGCATCGTCGGCTCGGGAGACAACCGGACGCCGAACACGCAGACCGACAGACGAATCGTCGACAGTCATCTCGACGCAACGATTCAGGATTGGAGCCGCAAAGTGATTCTGAACGATCGGGGCGAAATCTGGCGGCCGGAGGGGACGGAGTTCACGATGGGGGATTATGCCCAGACCAACACGCTCGACTACGACAACGACGAGGACGCCGAGATGTTGAACACGCAGGGTATCATCTCCATCGACAACGAGAACATCGAGCTGGAGAACGAATTGGTATCATTGAATTTCTCGGCTTCGGCCAATCGTTTCATCAACAATACCGACAGCATCCACGACAAGACGACATTTGCCGTAGTTCCATGCTACGATGTCAAAAAGGATAAAGACGGAAATACCACCGATGTAACCTATAACGAGCCTTCACCTCGGATTCTCGCCTTGAATATAACGACATCCGACGGTTTGGCGCATTTCGAATACGGATACTTCCCCCGCACGATGTATTTCGGCGGGTCGGAGGGTATCGTGGCGAAACGGTATGCAGACTACCAGCGGATACTGAAAAAGTTCCGCATGATTACGGTCTACGTCAAACTGACCGTGGCCGACATCTGCAATCTCGACTATACGCGGCGGGTTTACCTCGATGTGTACGGATGCTATTTCGCCATCTACTCCGTCACGACCGGTGAGGACGGTATATGCGAGTGTAAATTGATTAAACTGTAAAATTATGGCTACACAAGATTCGATCGATAAGATTATTAATATTCGCTTCAATTATAAGGAACTCGTTCAGGGTTGGGTAAAAGCCAACGAAGCTATTGAAGACAATAAGAAGATTTTGGCCGACCTCAAAAAAGAGTACGAGACCGGCCAAATTTCGCTGTCCGATTATAAAAAGGCACAATTAGAATTGAAGTCTACCACAAAAGCCTTGACGGATGAACAAAGACAGTATGAAAAAGAGATTCAAAATAACATTAAGGTCGAAAAAGAGCTTGACGGGTCTTTGAATCAACTACGCGCGAATCTGAACGGCCTTATTGCGCAGTATGGAAGGTTATCGGCCGCCGAACGCGAAAGCGCCAGCGGGAAAGCGTTAGCAGATCATATCAAAGCGCAGCGCGACGCCGTTAAAGAGGCGGAGGCCGCAATCGGCGATTATCGTTCGAATGTCGGCAATTATGAGAATGCCATTCAGAACACGCTTCCTGTTGGGAACAATTTCTTGCTGCAACTTGCGCAAACGGCTCAAAATGCGGGAGGCGTTACGAATGTCATTAAGGGTGCAGCAGGTGCCATTGGGTCTCTTGTTAAACAGATGGCGGCATTCATTGCTACGCCTATCGGAGCTGCTATTGCTGCTATCTACGCCAGCTATCAGGCGCTATCGTTTTCCATTCGGGAAGTAAATGCCCGTATTCAGGAGAACGAGGAACTATTCTACAAAAATCAGCGAGCAATGTCGGCCGCAGATGCGTGGAATGCAGCCTACACTAATTCGGTCGATAGAATGGGTGAAGTGATGGTAGAGACGACATCGAAATTCAAAACGTTTTGGACGCAGTTAAAAATCCTTGCGAAAAATGTAATGCGCTCGGGGTTTATAGGTGGTTTTATTAGCTTCTTGGGGCAAGGTGTTGAAGCTAATGAATTACAAAAAACATTCGACGAGTTAGCCGCTAAACAGGAAGAACGAAACACCAAATACAGGGAAGGCGTCGTAAGGATTGCAGAACTCGAAGCGGAAATAGCGGATGCGCGACTGAAATCGAACGATAAATTGAAAAACTCGGATGCGGAACGTGCAAAATATGCACAGGAAGCAATAGACAAGACGCGGGAAATGTTCAGAATCAAAAAGGACATCGCCCAGTTGGATTTCGAGATCGCGAAATTAAGTGCCGAACCGACTAAGAATTCAGTTGAGACAAACGACAAACTTGCAGAAATGGAAGCGGGGTTAAAACGGCTAAATGCTCAGGAAAATTCCGCTCTGCGGGAATTGCAAGAACGTCTGAATGAAACCGATGCAAAAGCAACCCAAACCGCCAAAACCCGCGCCAAAGCCATCAAGGAAGCGAAAGATGCGGCCCTCAAAGCGGAGAAGGATTATTTCCAACTCGTCCAGCAGATGCGTACCAAGACGAAAGAGAGCGAGTTAAAAAGCATTTCTGAGCAAAACTCGGTTGCGAAAAAATCGGCAGAAAAGCGAATCGGCGAGATCGACATCCTGCTGAAAACCGCCGAAGGAGAGCAGGCGGCGTGGCTCCTTCAAGAGAAAGAGACGCTGAACAAACGGATATTGGCTCTGGACGAAAAGTATCAGAAAGACCGAATATCCGTCGAGGCAAAATACAGCGAGGAGGCGTTGCGCAAGGAGTTGGCGCGAGAGGAGGCGCGCATCAGGGCCCGCCTTGGTATGGATGCCCAGATGGATGCCCTGGCTCGTGCGCAAGTCAAGAACGAGAACTATTCCGACCTGAAAAGCGAGGATAATGGGAAACGTCTCTCCGCCCAGCGGGCGATCGCGCAGGAGGAGCTTCGCATCGCTATGGATAAATACCAGGCACTGCTGAGTATGGACGAAGCAACGAAAGAATCTCTGTATGATTCGGATGTTGCATACCAGACGGCCGTTCTCAATGGTGAAATGGCGGTTCAGGATGCGAAATTGGAGACGGCAAGAATTACCAAAGAGCAGGCCGAATATCAGCTAAACACCACATTGACGGCGATGTCGACGATCAGCGGTGCGGCAGCCAATCTGTTCAATACGCTGGCCGAAGATAATGCGGAGTTTGCCGAGTTCGCAAAACTGCTGGCGCTGTTCAATATCGGTGTCAATACGGCGTTGGCGATCTCCGAAGCGATTGCAGGCAATGCCGCGCGTCCGATCAAAATGGCGGCTGCGATTGCGGCTGTCCTTTCCGCTATTGCGCAGGCGTACCAAGTTTTGAATCAAGCCGAGAAACCGGCTACGCCGAAATTTTCCCGCGGCGGTCTTGTGACCGGCCCCGGCACGGGTACGAGCGACAGCATCCCTGCGCGGCTGTCCAACGGCGAGGCCGTGATGACGGCCCGTGCGGTCGTGGATTGGGGGCCGGTGCTCTCGATGATGAACGTGTCGAGCGGCGGCAACGCCATTCCGACGCGGCATCTTCCGGAGAAGAGTTCGGGGATGCGTCAGATGGAACAGATGTTCGAGCGCGTGATGCGCCGGCTTCCGAACCCTGTCGTGACGGTCAGGGATATAAACAACGGTCAGCGGCGGGTCAAGGTGCAGGATGAGACGGCGCGCTACGCCGGACGCAAAAGGTAAAAAAACAGCGAAAAGTTCGGAGGAACCCTTCCTGCGTATCCTATATTTGCTTCAAACACGAATTAACCCTTTTATAATAAATTAAAAAAACAATGGCAGAATGTATCAATGATCTGGCAGGCGATATCCTGCAAGATTGCAACACGGTCTATGGGGTGGGCGTCGAGAAGATTGCCTATCTTATCAAGAAGTCCGATCTGGACGAATCGGCGACGACCTACACCAAACCGAAGATCACCAAGATCGCACTCAAATCCGGCAAGAGGGCCTATCGGTTCTCGATTCCCTCCAAAACGCCCTACAACGGGCTGATCTACGAGGATCAGAACGCCGAAATCGGCATCGCCATCAACAAGACGCTGCCGCTGCGTATGCTGGCCGACAGCCCCGCGAACTCGCAGAACATCGAGGCGTTCAAGAACGAGGACTGGGTCGCTGTCTACGAGAACAAGGCAAAGGGTGCGGACGGCAGCCAGGCGTTCTGTGTGATCGGCTACGAACAGGGCGCATCGATGCAGAACGCGACGCTAGACAAGTACGGCGACGGCTACAACGGA